CGATGAACACGTTCGGAAGAGCGTCCCTGATTACGACAGGGTGCAGGACCTTGCCGCAAAGTTCTCGGATTGGTTCACCCACCCAGACTGCACGGTTCTTGATCTCGGGGCTGCTACAGGCGAGACGATGCTTCGCATTCGGGAGCGACATTCCAAGCCCCTGACGCTTATCGGATACGATAACTCCCAGGCGATGATCGAGCAGGCAGCGCTCAAGGGCATCGAGGTCCTGTTCAAGGACCTGGAGAGGCTTACCGATGTCCCGACCTTCGCCTACGGCGTCGCCCTCTATACGCTCCAGTTCCTTCGGTCCCAGGCACGGCAGCAATTGGTCTATCGACTGGCTCAGGCCATCGAGCCGGGAGGCGGATTCTTCGTAGTAGAGAAGGTTCTCGGCAGCTACCCGACGACTCAGGACATCATCCAGCAGCTCTATTGGGAGATGAAGATCAAGAACGGCCTGACGCCCGCCCAGGTCATCGCGAAGTCCCACGCTCTGCGCGGGTGCATGTTCCCCAAGACCATTGCGGAAAACGAAGCGGAGTTCCGGGCAGCCGGGTTCTCCCAGGTCGAAATCGTATTCAAGGATCTTCAGTTTTGCGGGTGGTTGCTGATCCGATGAGCCCACCATGGACAAGCCCGGTTTTGACGAATCCGCCGCCCGGAAGGTTCTCGATAAGGACTTCGAGAATATCATCCGAAAGGTCGGCGCGGGCAAGACCCTGACTTCGGCGGAACGTGCCCGGATCGAAGCACGCGCTGCGGGAAGCGATGATACGACCGCCTACGCGAAGACCATTGTCGAGTTGTCGGAGATCCTCGGGGTCACCCGCCGAACGCTTTCGTCCTGGCGGAAGATGGAGGGAGCTCCAAAGCCGCTGCCGAACGGCGATCACGATGTCTCGGCTTGGCGGGAGTTTGTGCGTCTGCGCGGGCTCAAAGGAGGCCGGGAGCCTGCGGGAGCGAATACCGAGAACCTCAAAGCAAGACGCCTCCTGGTGGACATCGAGGAGCGCGAGTTGCGGCTGGCGATCAAACGGGGTGATTACATTCACCGCGAGACGATTCGCAAAGCGGTTCTGGAAGGACTGGCCCGGCTGTTCGCCATCTTGCACAAGCGCCTCGAAGACGAGTTGCCCCCGCTCTCGTGCGGCAAGGATGCCGTCGGTATCCGCGAGGACAATGCCAAGGCGCTCGACGAAGCCCGGACCGAGGCTTTCGAGTTCTTTCAAAATTGGACGGAGGAATGAACGCCGACATCGCAGAAATGTTTGCCGAAGCCGTTCGCCCTCCGGACCGACGGCCACCTTGGCAGTGGTGCGAGGAGCACATCGCGGCGATCCCGTATTCGCCGGTTCCGGGCCGCTTCCGTTCCGATAACTCCCCGTGGGTCCGGGAGGTGATGGAGACCATCGTCGATCCCCGGATTAAGCTCGTTTCAATCATTGCGAGCGTCCAATCCTCGAAAACGACCGTCCCGGAACTGACGCTTTGCTACATCATCAAGAATCTTCCCGGTCCCTGTCTCTGGCTGGACCAGACAGATGAGGATGCCAAAGACCAGTCCGAGTCCCGCCTTCAGAAGCTCTTCGATGAGTGTGACCCTGTGAAGGATCTCTTCCCCCGGGATCGTCACAAGAAGCGCAACCACACGATTCATTTCGCCAACGGGATGACGCTTTGGATTCTCGGGGCGCACAACAAGACGAATCTGCAACGCCGCTCGATTCGTTGGCTGATCGGCGATGAAACCTGGCGATGGCCGACCGGACACATGGCCGAGGCGGAGGCCCGCGTCACCGCTTTCGGTTGGCTGGGCAAGTGCCTCTTCATGTCGCAGGGAGGAGAGGAAGGCGACGACACCCATCGCAAGTTCGAGACGACCGATCAACGCGAGTGGACCTTCGAGTGTCCGCACTGTGGCAAGCGGCAGCCGTTTCGGTGGGAGAACGTCGAATGGTCGAAGTCTGCCAAGGATGACAACGGTGAGTGGGATTTCACGGCGGTGCGCAACTCGACGATCCTCCGCTGCGAATCCTGCAACCACTACTTTGAGGATAATGACGCCAACCGCCGTTTGCTGAATGCGTCGGGGAAATTCGTGCGGATGAATCCGAATGCCTCGGTCGAGAACGTCGGGTTTCACTGGAACGCCCTTTGCGCAATGAGCTGGGGCAAACTCGCTGAAATCTACCTGCGGGCGAAGTCGGCGGCAAAACAAGGCGACACCACACTGCTTCAGCAGTTCTACCAGAAGCGGCTCGCTCTGCCCTGGCGCGAATACGCCGAGGATTATCGCATGGAGATCGCGACCAGCGGTTACCGGATGGGCGAATCATGGGAGGACGAAGCGGGCGTGAATCGCTTTGGGCAAGTCGTCGAGGCACCGTTCGATGAAGGCTCGATCCCTCTTCGCATTCTGACCGTCGATTGCCAGATGGACCATTTTTTTGCGGTTGTGCGGGCATGGACTGCGGGCGGCTCATCCCGTCTGATCTGGTGCGAGCGGCTGCTCACCTTCGATGATGTCGAGGCACTGCAGGAACGCTTCGAGATTCACGCAAACCTTGTCTTCGTGGACGCCGGACACGCGACCTACGATGTTTATCGGGAATGCGCCAAGCGAGGGTGGATCGCGCTCATCGGGGACCGCCGTCTCACCTTCGTTCACAAGGTCCGCAAGGGGACCTCCATCCAGCGGTTCTACTCGCCCCGGCGAAAGGTATCCCTCGGGACCGGCCGCTTCTGCTACGTTCACTACTGGTCGAATCTGAACATCAAGGATACCCTTGCCCGGCTTCGGAGAAATCAGGATCCGTCGCGTGGTGTTACCTGGGAGGTTCCCGACGACATCCCGGAGGAATACCTCGCGCAAATGGAGAGCGAGCAACGCATCAAGGAGAAGAATGTCTGGGTGTGGAAGCAGATCGGCAAGCGTCCGAACCACTACTTTGACTGTGAGTCGATGCAGGCCGCTGCCGCGACGATGCTCAAGATCATCGGCAGGGAGAGCGTTCCAGAGGGGGACTCCAATTGACACCCCTTCGCCTCCATGGCGCAGGCTCTTTTCACTACCGGCTTTACCCGTCCCGAGGTCGTCGCAATCCAGACCCGGGCCAAGACTCTCCTTCTGGAAGGAAAGACGGTCATGTCGTGGAGCGACTCGGGTGCGTCCGCTTCAAAACAATTCGTCCTGCCGATCAAAGAGGTTCTGGAGGAATGCAAATTCGCACTCGACCACCCGCACCTGCTTGACGATGCCCCGCAGCGCAAGCGGGCGAAGAGCACGGCACGGGCTGGCTTCACGGGCTATCTGGAAAAATGATCGAACTCGTTCGCAAACTTTTGGGCCTTGGCTCTTACGAGGCGGCGAACTTCTCGTCGAAGCGTTCTGCTGTGCCGTCGCCGCCACCGACAGATGGACGGAAGGAACTGACGCCCTCAACTCGTCGGGAGTTGGTCCGCCGAAGTCGCTATCTGGCCAAGAATTCCGGCTTCACCCGCGAAATGGTCGCAGACATGGCGATCTACTCGACGGGAGACGGCATCCGCCCGCAGGCCCAAAGTGACGACCCGGAATGGAATGAGGCAGCCGAAAGCTATTTCAAGCGGTGGGCGAATCGCCCTGAAATCACAAACCGCTTCTCCTTTGAAGAATGCCAGAGCCTGATTTGCCGGGGCGTGGACGTGGATGGCGAGTATTTCGTTTTGAAGGTTCGGGACCGCTTCGGGAGGGCCCGCATCCAACTCGTGGAGAGCCATCGTATCGGGACCACGGTTTCAGCGGGCGACTTTGTCGATGGCATTAGCTACGATGCCTACGGCGCCCCCGAGTCCTATCTGGTGGTCGAGGATGACCGCAGCGAACGCCCGGTCCCAGCGACTTCAGTGATGCACGTCTTCGAGCCTGAGCAAGCAAGCGCGGCGCGGGCACACCCTACGGGCCAGCACTCTATCAACCATATCCTCGACGAGATGGAACTGCTGGCCCTTGAGAAGCTGGCCGTAAAAGACAATTCGGATGTTTCCCGCGTGGTTAAAACCGAGTCCGGGACGCTGGAGGATGAGGGTGATTTCAAAGTTCTCCCTGACGGATCGCCCTC